GTATCAGTCGTTACGATGTGATGTTGCAAAGGTGCACAAGCTTCTCTTGCTGTCGCTTTCTTTGAGTAGTAATAAGTATCGATTCCTAGCTCTTCAGCAGGCATAGTCCGCATTTCTCGATAACTGCGTACAGCTGTTGTCTTAATGACCGTCCGTGCATAATTATCTATCTTCCAGCGTTTTCCACCTTTGTCTACAAATCCTTTAAAGCCCGCATCTTGCCACTTCATGACGGTTTCATTTAGTGCCTTGTCATGAGTGGACAGACCAGTCACTACACGAGCCACAGAGTCTTGTATAATACCTCTGTACACCTCAGATACTGCTTGCGGGAGCGTAGTATTAATCAAATTCTTAATATTTCCGTGCGATTGGTTAAAATAGCCAGATAGTAACTCTTGGACGTGTGAAGAATCTCCGAGCTCACCCTCTCCCAAATCATCAATTAGATGTTGCTTGGTTTCTTTATAGATCCTAAAGCCTTCACCCTCAATAACTTGTCTGAGTTGTTCTTCGCCAATCTTCGAATATTTAGCAATTGTCTTCAGATTCTGCTCGTTCAGTAAGTGCATCTGATTCAGCTTCTCTAACTGCCAGATATAAGGATTATCAGCCAGCGAAGCAGTGCCACGCTCTAACAGCCTATCTATAACTTCGTCAAACAGGTCAAGGGTTAGCTTGTGATAAGTATCAGCAACTTGACCCGCTTCTAAAATCAGCTGTTCGTCATCAAATTTAATCGGGTACTTGTGCTTCATCTAATCATTCTCCGTAAATATCTACGTCTGTTTGACTCCTAACACTTCCTACGTCATCCACGGCCTCTTTTCTAACGGCCTCGGCCATTTTCTTGGCTTCTTCCGTAGAAAATCCTAGAGCCTTTTCGATTGCATACTCACGACTTACTAGACCGCTTGCTAAAGCCTTTGTGTAGTAATCGAGCTGAGCGTTCTTGTCAGTAAAGATACCGTCATCAAGGCTGATTGTGACATTTTCAAGCGTTGGAATAGGCCCGTTATACAAGTCATACAAAGCGCCAAGCTCACAAATGGAAACCACAAGCTCTTTAATTGACTGCTCTACGAGACTTACAATGCTGTTACGCATTTGATAAGTATCTGAGTTCTCACTGACTACTTCAGTAGCCGTCTTCATACTCTTGCCATCGAATGTAAACATTCCAGCAGATACCCCTATCTGCATTTCGAACAGCGCCAATCCCTCATTGATAGCCTTGATGTAGTCATCCGAACGGATAGGGGTTGTTAGGTCTGTTATGCTAACAGGAGTGTCCTTGCCACCGTCAATCTGCTCATAAACATTCTGCTCTGGATCGAACTCACGCTTCACAAGGTCAATGTCTCCATCTCTTGCAAAGCCAACTCTTACAGTCTGGTCAGGCACGATGACGCGACGTTGACCCATCTTGACTTCCCAGCGGAACTCGTCATAGGTCGTGTTGATGAAATCAATCGTACTCTTAGCGTTATCAAAGATAGACAGACCAAGCGGGCTGTTAATATCTTTGTTGTTCATTCCAGGCGGTTTTAGATAAGTAAACAAAGGCCGTGTCAGTTGCTCAAGAATAACTTCTTCTTCAAGGTCTTCATAGACCTCAGCTAATGGCACTCTGTCGCCTACTTTTTCTTTTTCAGTTGATCGATAAAGCTCATTAGTGATGACATACTTACCGTCCTTATCCCACTCGTGGAACTCAATCAAGGTATAATAGACGTTCTTCTTATCAATCGTTTTGATTGTCTTCGTCACGATTGCTGCAGACGATATATCCTGCGTGTTAGATTGCAACGGGAGGAATACTGGAGCTTGCACGAATGACACTCTCACGCTGTCGCCCGAAACATAAGGACGCATGGCAAGACCACCAAGAGCCAAGCAGCTCTCAAGATACCGTTCAAAACTCTTGTTGAAGCGGTCATTCTTTAGTGTCTCTTGGATAAAATTGTTAGCCGTTGCGTCATCCACGGTTATCTCCGCTTGCTCGTTAAATACAAGGCTTGCAATCTTCTTTGATGCCGTGCGTGCAATCGGCAAATGATTCATGCTACGCTTTTTCTTCTCGTGATTCGAGTTAAGATACTCAATTTCTGGCCATTTACTCTGATAGTAGGTCAGATTACGAGAAATCCTGTTATATTCTTCTTGCGTGACTGCAATTTTAGGATGCTCTGTGATGTTGCCTAATGATTGGCCTGTCATTGCGTATGTACTCCTTTTAAATATATTTTTAATTTTCTGTATGATACCCATTTCAAAGCCTTTCTTAAGCTTTCAACCCGAGCAATTGAAGGTTATCCACAATCATATATTGGAACGCATCGCAGGTATGGTCATCTTCCTTAACGACTTTAGGGTCATCGTTCATGATCGATTTTTCCTCCCACTGATACCGCTTGTGCTCCTCGATAAAATATCTCAGGTTGTTTTCGGTCGGTAAATAATAAAAACGTCCATCGGCTAGTAGTGATTGGACGTATTCAGTCATAACTATCTTCTTCTTTTTGGCCACTGGATGCCAGCGAATACCGAAGTCTTCTAAGTATTGGTTTCTCAATGCCCCCTCTGCGCTATCGATTGTCATTTCTACCACTGGCACATTGACAAACAACTTCGTCTGCCTTGTAACAAACTCATGTAGCTCTTTTGACAACACACTAGGCGCTTTCTTGTGAGTTTTTCCTGCTGGACTGTAGTAATAGTTATCCACAAGATACAGCTTGCGCTTGTTAGTAACTACGGCATGCAAGCAGGTAGTTGCTGATTGCTGGTGTCCTGTATCTGCTGCAAACAACTGACCAATAACACGCTCATTATCTGGTGTCTTGTCTACTTTGTGAAACAAGTCCATGTTATACACATTTGTGCCAAGCCCTACAGGTTCGCCCAAATAAATATAGCGATAGTAGTCATAGTCATTCTTTTTTATCCGCTCTATATCTGCCAGCATTTGGTCGGTAACAAAGCCAAGCTCATCATCAAGATAACTCGATTTATGTAGTAGATAATCTTCTCGCTCTTTTAGACTGTCCCACCACTCATTGATCCAACTGTATGGATTGCGAGGAGGATTGTATGACCAAAAGAACTTAACGAATGGGACATCAGGGTGCTTCTGACGCATGAACGTCACGTTAGTTTGATCAAAATCTTCTTGGTTAGAGAATTCTGCCGCTTCCTCATACCAGACGGAAATAATATCCCCGATATCGTTTGATTTGAGCTTCTGAAAGTCGTCCTGACCGTAGAAATAGAAGCATGAGCCTGTAACCTTGTCTTGTATTTTAAACGGAGATACAGTGGCTTTAAATCGACCTGAGAGGCCGAATAAATTCAATGCCCACTGGATCTTCAGATAGACACTATCTCGAATAGTATTTCCGACTTTGCGGATAACTACAGCATTTGCTTTTTTGTTTTTCTTTAAAAACTTAGCCATGCCGTAGACCTTGTTTAAAGCGACTACAGAGGATTTGAAAGAGTTACGACCGCCAGCCAGCACATTGTAAGGCAATTTAGACACCCAGACAGGCTTAAAATGCGGATTCACATTCTTCTGGATGTCAATTGTCATCTTCTGCCCACCTATCTACGATCGTGATGTTAGTCTCGGCCATGTTACCAGTCTCTAATTGTGCTTTCAGCTTCTCGATTTCAAGTTCCATCTTCTCGCTTTGCTTAGCGGTTGGATAGCGTTTCAAGATTTCTTGTATAGCTTTGATAACTGTTGCATTGTCAGCCTTTTTCGTCAGCCTGTCGACTTCACCAGTCACAGGATTCATCATCAAGACTTCTTCATCACGTTTACCTCTAGCGATATCAGACAAGATACTCAAGGCTTCCCTGGCACTCATGATATTATGCTCTTGCATTTCAACCATTCTAGCGTCAATATAAGCCCTAATTTCAAGTTTTTTCAAGTTCTGCCCAGCTATGCGCCCTGCAGTCTTTTCGCTGTATCCAGCCTTTATTGCCGCTTGTGTCGCATTACCAGTGACGATGTACTCGTCCGCGAACTTCTGCTGTCTAACATTTAACTTGCTGATTTTCCATCACCACCTTTCGGATAAAATAAAAAGTCGCATGAGCGACTGAATGGGAATTTCTGGAATCGAACCAGAAGAGGCATGGGGAATTTCGAAAAAGATTTTAAGTTTGGTAAACCAGAAAAAAATAACATAAGGAGACTTGAAGACCTCTTAACCATTATTCCCAAAATGCGCCCTAACCGCAGAGGCGCTACTAAAACGAACGAACTTTCCATTTTTATTTTTTGCGG